CCCCGCCGTTAGGCTACAACGCTGATGAAAATGGCGGATCTAAGATCGAGCATTGGGACCCGTTTGATGCCAAGGTTCGGCTAGGATTATTTGGAGCCAACAAGCCTAGAGATACTGTTCAGTCTCTGCTCCCTGAAGGTGTTAAGGTCCAGTCCATCGACTTTGAATGGCTCAAGCACCTTCGTGACGCGATGCTCGCTCAGATGGGCTTGAACGATATTGGAAACATCGCCAACATAAAAATCAACATGAGCGCAGACGATGCGACCAAGCAGATAGAGAGCATTGGGCCAATCGGCAAAGGCATTGCCATGCGTATCGAGAAATCGAACAAGCGCGTGGGCGAGAGAGTTAAGTTCCTTATTCCTCAGTGGTTTGATACACAGAGGTTGATTGAGTATGTCGGTCCAGACCACATTGCACGCGAGATATTCGACTATAACCCCGATGACATGGTGCCGAGCCACCTGCCAGATGAGTTGGTGGATGGTTTGTATCCTCAGAATCCTTCGATGTATGACAAGGTTACGCGAGCGAAGTGGCTTGTTAAGAAACTGCGGCTGATGTCTGTGCCGAGCATGTTGTTGAAGTTGACGGCACAGGCCGAGCAGTTGAAATTCCTACAACTTAAGCGTGGACAGGCCCCCATTAGTTGGGAAACTGTTTTTACTAAGCTCGACATTGCCAATCCGAAGGAAGAGATCGAGAAGAATACTAAGGAGATGATTGAACTTGAGAAGTTGAAGATTCTCGCCCAGATAGAAATTGCGAAGATGCTCAAGGGACTTGGCATTGATCCTGCGGCTCTAGGTGGTGGGCAGGAAGGCGGCGGTGGAGGCGGTAAGGGTGGCGGTGCTCCTCATGCTGGCGGTAGGCCACCAACGGGGCAGCGCGGGGCAAGATTGAAGCAAAAAGGGGCCGCTGGTGGGACGCCAAGGACCGTCGTTTCTGAATCGGGTTGATAGGTAAAGCAGCGCAAGGAAAATCAGTTTCATAATCATTTTTAGGAGAGCAAATGGCAGTCAAGATCAAAGTCCAGAAAGACTATCTACTCACAGAAGCGAGCGTAGACCCCAAAACTCCCATAGCGGATTTGGATGTCGTCATGAAGGAAATGAATGCAAACGCCAAGGTCACAGTTCTGTATAACGGTGGGGCGGTGCAGGGAATAAATGTTCAACAAACTACGAAATTGAGCGAAATTCGCTCTGAGCAAATCAGAGAGTTAATTGGTATCACCACGCGAGAAATGGAAGTGAAATCCTCGCCCCGAAAATAGTTGAATAAAATACTTGACAAGATTCATGAGTGTTGTTTAACTGTATCAGATAGATAGAAGCACATGCCCTCTGACCTCCTTTTGGAGTGTTTGGAACAAGCGATGGCTTTGGATACGGGAAACCGGCCTCCAAGGCCATTTCCTTTTGCTCCAAACAATTCAACCAAACACAGGAGATACATCATGAGGAAGAAAATCCATCACATCGGCAAGGCCAAGGCACACAAGGCGAAGGGTCGTCACAAGCGTCACAGCGCGAAGAAACTTTCGGTAAAGGCATAAAATAGTGGCAACCAGCCCCATGCCTGATCCAAGCCAACAGGGCGGAGCACCGCAGGGTGCTCCCGCTCCGCCACCTCCTCAAGGTGGTCCTCAAGGCGCACCCCCAAGCCAAGGCCAAGCAAGCGGACTGCAGAGCCTCCTTGCCCAATGGTCCCAAGTTGCTAAACAAATTAGTGCCAGCGATCCTCGCCTAGCTTCTGGTGCAGAAAAAGTTTCCCAAGGCATCCACGAAATGCAAGCCGCATTAGTGATGCCACCACAACCAACACCACTTTCACAACAACCGCAGGTTTGAGTAACGAAGTTCCGGGAGGAACAAGAGAACTATGGCAACGGTAGCTGAAATTTTACGAGCATCGGGTTTTACAGACGAGCAGATTTCCGCGCTTGATGCGCGTGCAATCACGGCTTTCTCTGGTGTGCTGACCACCGCCGAGTCAGCCCAAGCGGATGCGGTAGCGAAAGCGGCTAAGGCCGAGCAGGATTATCAGGCTGCGAAGACAGCAAAGGAAGCGGCAGAACTTCAGGATAGATCGAATAAAGAATTCTGGGATAACACAGTAAATCCCAACTTGACAGAGTGGGATGCGAAATTGAAAGCAGCAGACACAGCAAGAGTCAACGCCGAAGCTCTCGCTGAGTTCTACAAAAAGCAGAATGAGGGAGCAAGGACAGCAGGGTTTGTGCCCGCCGAGGCTCCTCAATTTACCATTCCCGCCGCACTTCCAAACGGCACTCCTCGCGCAGCTAACGGTCAGTATGTTCCGAATGCACCGGGCAGCACTCCCGGAAGCCCGACCTTCACGATGGAGCAAATCGATCAGCGTTTGGGCAATGGCATCAGCAACGTGGGCTGGGCGATGCAAGAGTACCAGAGACTTACTGGTGGCCAGTTCCTGCCTGATTCGTTCGACAAACTTTCCGAGGAAGCTACGCAGAACAAGTTGCCATTCAGGGACTACGTCTCGCGAAAATATAACTTTTCGCAGCGCCAGCAGGAGATTCAGCAGCGCCTCCAGCAGGAACATGATGCGAAGGTTGCGGCTGAGCGTGATGCCGTGAAGGATGCTGAGTGGAAGGCTAAGTTGGCCGAGCGCGAGACCGAATTTGCGGCTAAGGAAAAGACTTGGGCGGAGCGTAACGCGAACAATCCAGATCAGCGTGTGGTTGTATCTTCGCGGATTCCAGAGTTGCAGCGCAAGGTCGAAACCAAGGACTTGCCTGATCCGCTGATGATGAACGAGAACCAGCGTCGGGCTAACACGGCGAAGATGATTCGCGACACGATTGCAGAGAAAGATCACGCAGCAGCATAAGTTTTGTAAGTAGGTTAAGTAACTAGGAGATACAGATGCCAAACGATCCATTGTATGGGCAGATTGACGCCGCAGAGCTAGAGGCCGTGAGGGTCGGTGTCCTGTTCAATTGCCTTTTCGTCGGGACACCGTTCCAAGCTAAGTTACGTCGCGCAGGCGTCTGGGACCCGTTCCTTGGTGGCGCTGGCATGAGGGAAAACATCCTCTACGGTCGCACGCAGTACGCGGCTGTTGACTCTGGCCAGACGGTTACAGTGACCGCGCAGCAGATCAACTCAGGCATTAAGTTTCTGCCTAAGTTCTACGCTGCATGGTGGCCGATGGACGATGCTCTGTATGATGACGGTTCTGGCACTGGTGGAGTTATTAACTCTGGTCCTCCGACGATCATCGACGAGTATCAGGCATACATGGAGAACATGGTGCTTGGCCTGAATACTGCGCTGGAGATGGACTCGTTCCGTCACGGACAGGCTTCGGCATCGACGATTCAGGACAACCGCATCAAGGCCATCAACGGTATGGACGAGGCGTTGAACAACGGCATCGACTACTCCGTTTACGGCAACCGCTACCCGAATTACGGCGGTCAGGTTCGTAACGGTGCTATTGGAACGGCACTGAATTCCACGCCGCTATATCTGGGCAATGGTGGAACACCGGGGCAGATCGACTTCGCAGCAATGACGCAGTTGAAGGCGCAATGCACTGTCACAGGTGGTAATCCGACGCTGGGTATCACCAACACCTTTGGTTACGCCGCAATCTCGATTGCACTCGATGCGCAGCGCAGGGATGTATCGAACAAGAATCACGACATCGCATGGCGCGGATTCAATTTCGACGGCATCGATATCTACGCTGATCCTTTGGCTCCCTCCGCGCAGGCACAGAACTACATTCCGCTTGCTCCTGAAGATGCTGGGCAGGGTAATGCGAACTTGCAGGACGGCGTTGGATCGAGCACAACGACTCCAGCCTTCACTACTGGGCAGTTCTTCAACGGCGCAGTGCCGGTTCCATTCTCGCCAACGGGATCGAATATTCCGTCGAACACGACGATTCAGCCTTCCGAAGTTCTGTACTTCTTGGAGCCTGATTCGTTCAAGGTTCGCCCGACGAATAAGAGTGGTTGGAACTACGGAATTCGCAGAGCGCCAATGCCGAACAACGTGTCCATCGACGCTATCTTCATGCGCGTATCGACGAACCTGTACAACACGCAGCCTAAACATTCCGCTTATGCCTTTGGATTTAATAGCGGGATTTTTAATAACGGCTAACCAACAGGGGATTGACGTGACCAAGGAACCACGCACTTACGGAAGAGACTTTCAGTTACAGGGGCAAGCTGCGGTTTGGCAAGTGGCATCGCAGCTAGCCTTACGTAGCCACAATGTTCTCTTTCCGGGACTCGACGAAGGTTATGATTTGCAGCTAGATAATGGACTACGTCTGCAAATCAAGAGTGCTCATCTGAAAATTCATGGAAAGAGTTTTCAACATCCCGGCTATAGTTTCGCCATTCGTAGAGGGGCCTGGGATGGACTCGATAAAAGGTACAAGAGAAGTGCAAAGCGTTCGTACTCTGAGGTTGCCGATTTCTTTGTACTCTGGGCAATAGATGAGAACAGATTCTTTATCTTGCCAACAAAGGGTGCAGGGCAGTCTATTTGGTTCACACATAAGGGATACGAAAGCAAGTCTCAGAACAGAGAAGCGTCTGGAAGAATTACCAAGCAGCGCTTGGCGGAGATGGAAGAGCGTTGGGACTTACTAGACATTAACTCGGTGCAGGAGATTGTAGATTCTTCCACCATCACTTTTCCGGAGGCTGGAGCGTACCCAGTCGAATTTGAACTCAAGGAGCAATCCTAATGCCATTTCAGCCCATCATCCCGATTTGGGGCGGATTAAATAACGCCAACTCGCCTTCCGCGACAGGTCTGGTCGATCCCGTGACCAACCAGCAGTACAACACTGGTGGTCTGGAAGTTGGCGACTTCTTCGACCTCACCGAGAAGGAAGCTAACTCCCTTTCCGTTTCCGCAACAGGAACCTGCCACTCGGGACGTTATCGTTATGTCCGAGTTGACTCCTCTGCGACTGCGGCGAACGTGAAGACGGGTACTGTCGGGTTCCTGCGCAATGGGAGTTCGGTATCCGGCGCTTTGATTCTGACGGTTGGTTCTGGGCAGACGGCTGGCACCTATACGAT